GCGCCCGCTCGGACACCGCCACGCCGACTATCGGCAAGTGGCGCATCGAGGCGCACGAAATGTACGCCATGCCCAAGGTTTCGCAGCGCATCCTCGATGACGCGGCCACCAACGTGGAAGCGTGGCTGTCTGGCAAGATCGCTGACAAGTTCGCCCGTGTCGAAGGCACGGCGTTCTGGACCGGCACGGGTGTCGGCCAACCCAAGGGCCTGGCCTCCTATGACACCGCCGCGACGGCTGACGCGAGCCGCGCTTGGGGCACGTTCGAACACGTGGTGACCGGCGCCAACGGCGCTTTCCACACCACGCAGTTTGACCCGGTCGTGAACCTGATCGGCGCCCTGAAAGACCAGTACCTGGCCAATGCGTCCTTCGCCATGCGTCGCAGCGTCCGCACCGCTGCCCGCCTGCTGAAGGAATCGACCACGAACCGCTACCTGTGGGAGCCCGGCATGCAAATCGGCTCGCCCGAGCGCCTGATGGGCTACCCGGTGCGCGTGGACGAGTACATGCCCGCGCTGGGCACCGGCTCGCTGTCGCTGGCTTTCGGTGACTTCAAACAGGCCTACCTGATCGTGGACCGCATGGGCATGCGCACGCTCCGCGACCCTTTCACTTCGAAGCCTTATGTTGTATTCTATACAACGAAGCGGACAGGCGGGGGTGCTCAGAATACGGAAGCGCTCAAGTTCTTGAAATTCTCCACTTGAAGCCCGTATTTATCTGTTGCGCCATCCTGGCGTGACAGATTGCTCTTCGTCATGTAGAATAACGGAACATTTCTACAGACGGAGAGCATGATGCAAAGACTTTTGCCCAGGAATAATCGAAAGTGCTCGGTTGATGGCTGTGAGAATCACGGCGAAATCAGAAAAGGTCTTTGCAACATGCATTACCGCCGCTGGAGGCGGCATGGGGATCCAGAGGGTGGCGGGCCGACACAGGATAGGTCGGCGTTTTCTCCGCCTGTGTGCGGTGCATCTGAGTGCAGGGTTGATGGTTGCACTGGCGCGGTCCGGGCGCACGGCTTTTGTAGCGCCCATCACGGCAGGTTCAAGAAGTACGGCGACCCGCTTGGTGGAGGCGCTTTTCGTAAGCCCTTACGAGAGCAAGGATGTGATGGCTGTGGCGTTGAGGGTTGCGGTCGGGCGGCAACAACGAGGGGCCTGTGTGCTGCGCACTACCAGCGCTGGAGGCGCGACGGAAGCCCGACTAAGGCCGGCCCAGTGCTGCGGCGTCAGAATCTTGGCGGCAAGAGGATCGATAACCACGGATATGTGTTTTGGGTCGATTCGTCGCACCCTTTATCGAGCAAAAACGGGCGCGTTGCCGAGCACCGGGTGGTGATGTCTGAAAAGATCGGGCGCGATTTACTCCCCGGCGAGAACGTGCACCACATCAACGGATGCCGACACGACAACCGCCCTGAGAATTTAGAACTGTGGGTAACGATGCAGCCGTCAGGGCAAAGACCTGCGGACCTCGTTGCATTTGCAAAGGAAATACTTCACCGCTACGGCGATGAGGTACTCGCGGCGCTCAGTCCGTAAGGGCTGGCCGCGTTCACCGCGCCGCGAGGCGTAACCATCCAAGGCCCTTCGGGGCCTTTTCTATTTCCCGAAAGGAAAAAATCATGACTTCCCTCCTGAAAAATGTGAAGGTCACGCCTGTGGCCGCTGCCGCCGCCGCTGCGCAGACCGAAGTACTCACCAGCGTTCTGGATATGTCCGGCTATGACGGCGTGATGTTCGTTGCCCTGCTGGGCGACGTCACCACCGCCTGCGTGCTGACCCTGACTGCCAAGGGCAACTCCGCAAGCTCTACCAGCTCGCCCACTCCGGTGACGCAAGTTGCTACCGCCGCGTTCACCGCAGACGGCACCTCGGCTGACGACAAGGCGCTGGTCGTGGACGTTTACGACCCGATGCTGCGCTACGTGTTCGCCAGCCTGACCCGCACCGCTGCGAACGCTGTGGTGAATGGCGTTATCGCCATCCAGTACAAGGCCGAATTCCGGCCCACGGCCCAAGCTGCGACGGTCATCGCCAGCAACATGGGTCCCGGGGTCGCGGCCTGATATCAGGCTCCTGCGTGAAGAACCCGCTTCGGCGGGTTTTTTGCAGAGGACACACCGCGAAATTAGAGGCTAAACGTGAAACTTACCGATCTTGAACCGCAATGGATGGAGCACGAAGGCCGGCGCATCGGCTTCGTTTTTCTGTCGCCTGTGCAGCCGACGCGCCACGACGGCAGCCCGCGCTCCCAGCCATATCGGTTGACCTGCATGGTTTCGCCTACGCCGATGGACTTGCAGCGCGAGGTGGCCGAGCGGATGTTCGGCGATGACGATTTCACTGTGGTGCCGTGCAATCCGACTCAAGGCTGGACGATATCCGGCGGCATTGATGCGGCGAGCTTTGACACGCTGAGCGCCACACCGTCAATCGACGGCAGCGCCAGCGGCAATTGGCACGGCTACGTCACTAACGGCCAGATTGTTGGCGGAATCTGACATGCACTTAAGAGAAATTGGCGTGTATGCATGAGATGCGCGCTCAGGGGGCTACGCAATCCGCAATTGCGGTTGCGCTTGGATGCTCTACGCAGACGATTTGCAATGCACTACGCGGCAGAAAGGGATACGGAGAATGAATTTCAAAGTAGTGACGCCCGTAAGCGCCGAACCAGTTTCTCTCCAAGAAGCCAGATTGCAATGCAAGATCGACGAAGACGACACCTCGCACGATGCGGCGCTTACGTCCCTGGTCACGACCGCACGCGAGTACGCCCAGCACTACACGGGCCGCGCGCTCGCGCCGCAGACGCTGGAGGTGGCGCTGGACGCCTTCCCGCCCTTCGACCATCCTTCGATCACCCTGCCGCTGTGCCCGGTGACATCGATCACCAGCATCAAATACACGGACTTGGCCGGGACCGAGCAAACCCTGCTGAACACGAAGTACGCGCTCAGCCCCTACGGTGAATCGCGGATGCTCGCGCCGACCTATGGGAGCTACTGGCCGACCACGCAAGACATCATGAATTCCGTGCGGATCGTGCAGGTTTGCGGCTACACGACATGCCCCAAGGCGGCAAAGCAAGCGATGCTGATTCACATCGAACTGGAGTCGCCGCTGAACCCGCACACGCCAGCCGAGCGCGAAGCGCTGGAGAAGGCGCGCGATTCCCTGCTGAACACGATCAAGGTCTACGGGCGCTGAAATGGACTCGCGCTCGCGTAACCGCAGGGTGGTGATCAAGCAATTGGTCGCGGGCCAGGATGACATCGGCCAGCCGACGCAGGTATGGCAAACGCTCGCCACGGTGCAGGCCAATGTCCGCTACCTGAACGGCGTTGAAACGATCAAAGGCGGCGCGGAGACGGCGACCGGCAAGGCGTCGATCCGCATTGCCTACCGCACCAACGTGACGACCGCCATGCGCGCGTATCTCGGCTCGACGGAATTCCGCATCACCACAGTGGTGCCTGACGAAGTCAACAAGATGCACACCGACCTGACCGTGGAAGTGATCGCCTAATGGCTGGCGTCAGCAAACCCAGCCGCCGCCCGGAAGTTCGCCGCGCGAAGTATTCCGGCAAGAACACCGTGAACATGGCCGTCGATATGGGCGCGTTCAACGACATGATTTCCGAGCTGGAAGAGGACATCCAGGCCGCCGTCCGACCGGCTGCACAGGCAGGCGCACAGGTTTTCTATGACGCCGTGGTGCGCAACGTCAACGCGCTGGGCAAGAAGTCCGGCAACCTGGCCGGCGCGATTTATCAGGCGTACTCCGAAGAGAACAGCGGACCCGGCAAGGCGACATATCACATTTCGTGGAATGCCAGCAAGGCACCTCACGGCGGGCTGGTGGAGTACGGCCACATTCAACGGTATGCCGTGAATCTGGCGAAGGACGGCAAGTGGTACACGCTGGTCAAGCCCTCCATGCGAGGAAAGCCCAAGCCAAAGCGCAATGCCTCACAGGCTGAGAAAGACGCCTATTACATCCTGCGGGCTGGTGGCCCCCGGCAGATCGCCGCGCAGCCGTTCATCCGGCCCGCGTTCTATCGGCAGGGCGAGGCGATTGCAGCGGTCGAAAAGAAATTCTTTGAAGTGCTGAGGGGCGCGAAGTGACCGTAGAAGCCGACCTTTTCACGCTGCTCAAGACCGTCACGACGCGCGTTTTCCCCGACTTCGCGCCTGTCACCACGACAAGGCCGTATTGCACTTACCAGCAGATCGGCGGCGAGGCTCTGACCTTCATCGGGCGCGAGGTGCCCAGCAAGAAAAACAGCGAGTTCCAGATTTCAGTGTGGGCCGACACACGCGCGAGCGCGCAGTCCCTGATTCTCGCCATCGAATCGGCCATGACCCTGGCAACAGTGTTTCAGGCCAAGCCACTCGCCGCCGCTGTGACCGATTACGACGCGGACGTTCCTGTTTACGGAGCGCGCCAAGACTTCAGCGTTTGGTCTAACCGATAGACCCAAGTCAACCAAACAGACGAACCCGCTTAGGCGGGTTTTTTTGTGCCCGCAAGGGCTTGAACCGTCCGCCTTCTCGGCGGATTTTTTTTGCCCATCCCGGGTGTGAAGCATCAACCGTACAACGGTTGGAAAGGAACTATCATCGCAGTCAAACTCCCCAATGGCGTGATCCTGGCGCTTGCCACGGCCTACGCCGCCGCCGACACGGTTTCCGCCGTGACCAACGCAAACCCCGCCGTCGCAACCACTTCGGGCGCGCACGGTGTCTCCGATGGCGACTTCCTCGAAGTCACTTCGGGCTGGGCACTGCTGAACAACCGCATCGTCCGCGCTGACAATGCGTCCGGCTCTTCGGTCGATTACGAGGGCATCAACACCGCCTCGACCGTCCGCTACCCGGCAGGCTCGGGCACCGGCTCTTTCCGCGCGATCACGACTTGGACGCAGGTGTCGCAGATTCTGGACCTGTCCAGCTCTGGCGGCGAAATGCAGTTCACGACCTACTCCTTTTTGGAGCAGGACTTTGAAACGCAGATGCCGACGCAGTCCAGCCCGCAATCGCTCACGTTCTCCGTGGCCGACGACGCATCGCTGGCGGGCTACATCGCACTGAAGAATGCAGCCGATTCCCGCGCCCTGACCGGCCTGAAGTGCACGCTGCCCGATGGCTCGCTGATTCTCTACAACGGCTATGTGTCGTTCAACGAGACCCCCACCATGACCAAGAACCAGGTCATGGCCTGCCAGGCGACTTTCAGCCTGCAAGGCAAGCCCGTTCGCTACGCCTCCTGATCCCCGGCTGCAAGGCCACCACGCGCACCGACCCGGTCGCATTCGTTCCCTTCGCGGGGGACGGTGCGACTGGGCACGGGCATTTCATCCCCGCGAAGGAATCAATATGTCCAATGTCAAACTTGGCAAGCGCCCCGAGGCGTTCGCCCCTTTCCCCGTCAAGTTCACCATGCCCGATGGCACCGAGGGCGTCATCATGGCGACCTTCAAGTATCGGACCCGCAAGGAGTTCGGCGCGTTCACTGACGGCGTGATCGAGGCGGGCATTGAAAAGGCTGAGGCCGACGCCAAAGCCGAAGTCAAAGCGCAAACCGAAACCGCCGCGCAGGACGGTGACGCGAAGCCAGTTGTCGAACTGCGAGGCTTCAGCATGGCCGAACTGATGGAGAAAACCTCCGCAGCGAACGCCGACTACCTGCTTCAGTCCCTCGTCGGCTGGGATGTTGGCCACAAGCTGGAGCGAGCCACGGTTGAGCAGATGGCCGACGAGTTGCCGGGCGCCATTGCTGCGCTGACTCAGAGCTATCGCGCCGCCTGCGTTGAAGGACGCTTGGGAAACTAAGGGAGGTCGCGGCGGCATTCTTTGAGAAGCCGCCCACCGACGACGAGCTTTCCGGGCTGGGCCTGCTGCGATCCGACCTTGCCGATGCGGTGGTCTGGCCCGACAACTGGCCCGTCTTTCGCCTGTTCAGCGACCTCCAGACCCAATGGCGCGTCGGCGCATCCGGCCCGACCGGGCTTGATTACATGGTGCTCTATCGAAAGCTCGACCGGATGGGCTTGTCTGATGACGAGTACGAAGACTACGAACGCGACATCCGCGTGATGGAGTTCGCGGCTCTGGACGAAATCCACAGAAAAGACGACTAGCGCCTACGGGCGCTTTTCTTTTGGGCAATCCATGACAGAAGAACGCAAAATCCAGATCCCCGTAGTGGTGGACGGGACCACCTCAAAGCCCGGCTTTGACGAGGTCAAGGCCGGCGCGCGGGATATGGCGCAAGGCGTGGCCCAAGCGGCGGCTACTGCGTCAAAGGCCGTCGATTCAATCGGTGCGGGTGCGCCTGCCGCTGCGGCAAAGGTGGACGGGGCGACCCGTTCGCTGATCGGCTCAATCCAGCGCACCACAGCCGTCATGGAGGCGGGCGGGCGAACGACATCCAAGTATTACGAAGCCCTGGCAGCGCAGCGCGGGGTAAGCCTCGAAGCGCTCAAGCCGTACCTTGCCCAACTGGATGCGGTGTCGGCAAAGCAGGGCGTTGCCACGGCAGCACTGAACACGGGCGCGGCTGGCCTGAACAATTTGGGCATGTCGGCCAAGGCCACCACTGCGGCGCTGCGCCAGGTTCCCGCCCAATTCACCGACATTGTCACATCGCTTGCTGCCGGGCAGCGACCCTTGCAGGTCTTGCTCCAGCAGGGCGGGCAACTCAAGGACGTATTCGGCGGCATCGGTCCGGCTGCGTCTGCACTGGGCGGGTACATCAAGGGGCTGGTCAATCCGTTTTCAGTGGCTGCGCTGGCAGTCGGCGGGCTGATCATCGCCCAAAAGGCGGGCGCGGACGAAGCGCGCGAGTACGCCAAAGCCCTTGTCCTGTCCGGCAATGCTGTCGGCACGACCACCGGCCAGCTTCAAGGCTATGCCGAGAACATCGCCAAAATCACCGGCAACCAGTCGAAAGCCGCTGATGCGCTGGCCGACTTTGCACAGAACGGCAAGGTAGGGGCGAACAGCCTTGAGGCATTCGCCCGCGCCGCGCTCGCATTCGAGAAGGCCACGGGTCAGGCTGTCAGCAAGACGGTCGCGCAGTTCGCTGAGTTGGGACGATCGCCGGTCGAAGCGTCGGTAAAGCTCAACGAGCAGATGAACTACCTCACGGCAGACATCTACAAACAAATCAAGGCGCTGGAAGATCAGGGCAGGGCGACGGCGGCGGCCGACCTTGCGCAAAAGGCATTCGCCGACACCATCGAAAACCGCTCGGCGATGGTCATCCAGAACCTGGGCTACATCGAAAAGGCTTGGAACGGCATCAAGGGTGCGATTTCCGGGGCTGGGAGCGCGCTTGCAGGCATCGGGCGCGACCTGACGGGCGCGGACCAGCTCGCCATCCTGCGCGGCCAGCTTGAGGCCCGCCAGCAGCGCAATCAGACGCTTGGAATCACGGACGGCAAGGGCACACAGGAACTCAAGGACCAGATTGACGCCCTGACCGAAATCGAGCGCCTGCAACGCCGCAGCGCGACCGCGCAGGCCGAGCGCGCCGCCCTTGCAAAGCAGTTCATCGAATTTGATAAGCAGGGTGCAGAGTTCAAGACCAAAGCAGCCCGCCGCGACGAAGCGATCCTCAAGGCCGAAGTCGAAGGCCGCGCGCTCGTCAATGCTGGCCTGCTGACTGAGGCGCAACTGCGCAAGCGCATCGCCGATATCCGGGACAAGTTCAAGGAGGGCGGCTCCGGCTCTGCTGGCGTTGGTCAAAACGAAGTCGCCGCGATCAATGCCCGCATCAAGGAGCAGACCGAGTTCCTCACCCGCCTGCGCGCAACGCCCATCGGCGCGGATGTCCCGACGCTCACCCAAGGTGAGAAGGATGTCGCACGGCTGCGCGAGGAACTGAATACCGATATCAAGGGCGCGGCCCGCGCGCAAAAGGAATTGGCGCTTTCCCGTGCGCTGGTGGCCGCTGAAACCGACAAGGCGGTTGTCGCCGAGCAGAACTACCGCAAGGCGCTGGCCGCGACGATGGCGGTTTCTGACAAGCAGGTTGACGCGCAGACCACGATTGCCGAACGCATCCGCGACCAGGCGCTGAATCAGGAAGCGGCCAATGCCGCCATCGGAAAGAGCAAGACGGCCACGGAACAGCTCACGCTCGCCACGCTGCAACAGCAACTTGCAGAGGCTGAAGGGAGCGACCGCTTCCTGCCCGCTTACGTCGCCGCGCTGCGTCAGACGGTCGATTGGCAGAAACGCTACACCGACGCGCTGAAAGACACCGAGGCCAAGCAATTGGCCCTGTCAAACAGTGAATGGGCGCGCACCATCGGCGAAGAGGCAAAGACCCTCGAACTGGAAGTCGGCCTTCTCGGTATGACCCAGCAGGCCCGCGAAACCATCATCGGGCAGCGCCGCGTCGAATTGGAGCTTGCCAAGCGCATAGCCGAGATTGACCGCTCTGGAGCAACCCCGGAGCGCAAGGCAGAACTGCGCTCTGATGCTGAGGCGACCGCTGTTGCAGCGAAAGCCAACGTCACCCGCAAGGCATTCCTTGACGAGTGGCAGCGCACGGCAGACCAGATCAACAACAGCCTCACCGATGCCTTGCTGCGAGGTTTCGAGGATGGCAAGGGCTTTGCGGAGAACTTCCGCGACACCCTGACCAATATGTTCAAGACGCTGGTGCTGCGTCCGATCATTCAAGGCATTCTGGCGCCCGTCACGGGTTCAATTTCTGGCCTGTCCGGCGGCGGCACCGCGGGCGGGGCTGCGGGGTCCATAAGCAACCTCACAAGCGTTGCTGGCGCTGTCGGCCAGTTCGCCACTGGCGCGACTGCCGGCGCTTCGACCGCCTCCCTGATCGGCGCAAATGCCGTGGGAGCCGTCGGCGGCGATGCTATCGGTGCGCTGGCTGCTTTGAATGGCGGCTGGGCTGGTGTCGGCACTGCGGGCGCGGCGAGCGCGGCAGCATCTATCGCCTCCTTTGCAGCCGTGGCTGGACCTCTGGCGCTTGGCGTCATCGCCTTGTCCGGCATCCTTTCCAAGCAGGGCGAAACGCGCAGCGGCGGCACCTATGACCGCCTGTCCTTTGTGGAAGGTCCAAGCGGCGGCGAGATTGGCGGCGAAGCAGCGCGCACGGCCATCAGCGGCACGATGGCGTCCATCAACGCAACGCTCAAAGCGCTGGGCAGCACGGCGACCCTCAACGGTTTCCTGTCCGGCCTGGAGTCGAGCGAAAAGGGCAAGGGCTTTGCATTCGCTGGCGGCTCGCTGTCCACTGGCGAGAACTTCGGCCAGTTCAATCGCACGCTGGGCGTTGACAACCGCCGCGGCAGCATGACGCCAGAGCAGGCCAATGCCGCCTTTGCCGAGGAACTGAAGCAGGCCACCTTGCAGGCCCTGCAAGCCGCAGACGTGCCCGGAATGTTGGGCGACTACCTGCGCCAGTTGGGCGACATAGACGCTCTGAGCGGCGGTGCGCTGGACGCGGCACTGAACCGGATCAATACCGCCCTGACCCAGCGCACGGCGCTGGAGGCCCGCTACTTCGATATCACGGCGACCGAAGCGCAGAAACTGGCAAAGGCCCGCGATGCCGAACGCGAAGCGACCGACGCATTCAGCAAGGCGCTGCTTGAGTCGATCTATGCGCGCGAAGACGTTGTCAAGGCCGTGGCTGGCGCCCGCAACGTCCTGGCCGAGTCCTACGAAGCCGAAAAGCGCGCACTGGAAACGACCCGCGACCGCGTCCTTGGCTTCAGCAAGACGCTCAAGGGATTCACCGATGGCCTGCTTATCGGCAACCTCTCGCCCCTCACTCCCGCTCAGCGCTACGCAG